ATTCCCTGGCCGCATCCTGCGCCTGTTCAGGCGTGGCCAGATGGAGGAGGCCACCATCGTGTCGGACCTGCGCGCCATCGGCATGGACGTGCGCACGAGCCGACAGCAGGCGCGCGTGGACTTCGGCTGCCATGTGTCCGGCAGCATCGACGCCATCGTCGAGTCTGGCGTGCCTGCAGCGCCCAAGAAGCGCCATGTGGCCGAGTTCAAGACGCACAGCTCCAAGAGCTTTGCCGACCTGGAGAAAAACGGGGTCGAGAAGTCCAAGCCCGAGCACTTCGTCCAGATGCAGCTCTACATGCACGGCCTGGAGATCGACCGCGCACTGTATGTTGCCGTCTGCAAGGACGACGACCGCATCTACACCGAACGAGTGCGCTACGAGAAGGACGTGGCCGAGCGTTACATCGCACGCGGCCGCAGGCTGGCGCTGGAGGACCGAATGCCGCCGCCCATCAGCACAGACCCGAGCTGGTACCAGTGCAAGTTCTGCGATGCGCACGAGTTCTGCCACGAGACCAAGACCACCAAGCACGTCAACTGCCGCACCTGCGCGCACAGCACGGCCAAGGAGGACAGCACCTGGCGCTGCGAGAGGCACGATGCCGATGGCATCCCTGTCGAGTTCCAGCGCCAGGCCTGCGACAGCCACGTCCTGCACCCTGACCTGGTGCCCTGGGAGCGCAAGGACGGCCTGGACCAGTGGACGGCCGTCTACGTTATCGAAGGCCGCGATGTGGCCAACGGTGAAGGTGACGCGCATGTCTACACCAGCCGCGAGATTCTGGCCAACCCCAAGATGTGCAGCCTTGGTGATGAGTATGTGGAAGAGCTGCGCGCAACCTTTGACGCGAGGATTGTGGGATGAAAACCGACCAAGAACTGATGCAGCAGGCGCTTGATGACCTCATGTCCTGCAGTGGCGCGCCACACTGGCCTGTGTTTCAGCCGACCATCACGGCATTGCGTGAAAGGCTGGCGCAGTTAGAGCAGGAGCCGGTGGCATGGGTTGCTGATGGCGTTCTGATGAAGATTGGAATCCCCGAGAAATATACCGGATACCTCTACACCGCCCCACCCGCAGCACAGCGCACATGGGTTGGGCTGACGGATGAGGAGATTTTTTCTGTGCTTGGCAATTTGCAAAGAAAGTACAACGGCCCGCCGACAGAGGACAGTAGGGTAGTTTTTGCCCTTGCCATTGAAGCCAAACTCAAGGAGAAGAACACATGACAACACACATCACAAAGACATGGTTCGATGGCGATAAGGTAGTGACGCAGGAGATACCTGAGTCAGAGGTTTACAAGCATGAGCCGAGGTGCGCGGTAATCGTGGAGGTGTTCGGGAAAGACTGGCGGCTCGACTACATGTCACTCCCCGTTGGAAAGCACAGGCTCTACACGCAGGAATATGTTTACACCACCCCACCCGCAGCACAGCCATGCCCAACGTGCGAAGCACTGGCCCGTACAGTGATGATGGATCAGACAGCGCACGACACACAGCGCCAGCCGCTGACTAAGGAGCGGATCGGCCAGATCATCGAGCAGTGCAAGATCACTTTGGTCAACTATTGCAGTGACGAAAAGCAGATTGAGTTTGCCCGCGCCATCGAAGCAGCGCACGGCATAGGAGAGAAGACATGACAAGCGAAGAACTGAGAGCCGCCCTCAAGCGGGCATACAGACTCGGCCAAGACTATTGGGCACAGGCAGACAGCGACTACACCAGCCACTGGAAAAAAGCTGAAGTCACTCAGGCCACCTTTGAACAATTGATAGAGGACACTGTGTCGGCGTTTGAGGAGCAAGCATGACACAAGAAATGAGGCTCTTATCAGTTGAGCAATTGCGCTTTGTTAGCGATACAGCTTATGAAGCTGGTGTCAGGGCAAGCCAAGACGAACTGCGCCGCCTTCATGCCATCAACGCGCAACTGCTGGAGGCGCTGAAGTTCATCGCGGACAGGCAAGACCTGATGTTTGCAGAGTGCAGCGATGCGGAGGAAATCATTGAGGCGACCCGCGCCGCCATCGCTGCGGCAAAGGATAGCAATGCTGCGTGACTACCAACAGCGAACCATCGACCAGCTTTATGCGTGGTTCGAGGCAGGCCATGCAGGCAATCCCTGCCTGGTGCTGCCCACCGGGTCCGGCAAGAGCCACATCGTGGCCGCGCTGTGCAAGGACGCGCTGCAGAACTGGCCAGAGACCGTGGTGCTGATGCTGACCCATGTGAAGGAGTTGATCGAGCAGAATGCCGAGAAGATGCGCCAGCACTGGCCAGGCGCGCCGATGGGCATCTACAGCGCCAGCATCGGCAAGAAGCAACTCGGTGAGCCGATCACCTTCGCAGGCATTCAGTCCATCCGCACCAAGGCCAAGCAGATCGGCCACGTTGACCTGGTGATCATTGACGAGTGCCACCTGGTCAACCACAAGGACGAAGGTGGCTACCGCCAGTTTCTGGCCGACCTGAAAGCCATCAACCCTGCGCTGCGTGTCATCGGCCTGACGGCCACGCCCTACCGCCTGGGGCACGGCCTGATCACCGACAAGCCTGCGCTGTTCGATGACCTGATCGAGCCGGTCAGCATCGAGGAGCTGGTGTTCAAGGATTACCTGGCCACGCTGCGCAGCAAGGTCACCAGGGCCAAGCTAGACACCACTGGCGTCCACAAGCGTGGTGGTGAGTTCATCGAGTCCGAGTTGCAGGCCGCCGTGGACACCGACGACAACAACCAGAAGGTGGTGCGCGAGATCATCGAGCTGGCTGGCGACCGCAAGGCCTGGCTGGTGTTCTGCACTGGCGTCAAGCACGCGCACCATGTGGCCGAAGTCCTGCGCCAGCGTGGCGTGGCCGCGGAGTGCGTGACTGGCGAGACGCCCAAGAAGGAGCGCGAGCGCCTGCTGGCCGAGTTCAAGGCTGGTCGGCTGCGTGCCTTGACCAATGCCAATGTGCTCACCACCGGGTTCGACTACCCTGACATCGACCTGATCGCCATGCTGCGCCCGACCATGTCGGCCAGCCTGTACGTCCAGATGGCCGGCCGCGGCATGCGGGTCAAGAGCCACATCGACCACTGCCTGGTGCTGGACTTCGCTGGCGTTGTGGCCACGCATGGGCCGATCACGGCTGTGCAGCCGCCAAAGAAGGCAGGCGACGGCAACGGTGAAGCGCCGGTCAAGGTCTGCGACAACTGTGGCGAGCTGTGCGCCATTGCTGTGGCCATCTGTCCTGCGTGCCTGACGCCATTCCCGGAGCCGGAGCGCAAGAAGCTGGAGCTGCGCAACGACGACATCATGGGCCTGGAAGGCAGCGATCTGGAAGTAACGTCCTGGAGCTGGCGCAAGCACGTCAGCCGCGCATCAGGCAAGGAAATGCTGTCCTGCACCTACTATGGCAGCCTGTCGGACAAGCCGATCACTGAGTACCTGCCGGTGCTGCATGAAGGGTATGCCGGCCAGCGTGCGCTGCAGCAGCTCTTCAACATGGCCAACTCGTCAGGAGCACACCTGGCCGAGGCCGAGCGCATGAGTGACAGCGAAGGCCTGGAGTACCTGGCCACGCAGATGAATGGCAGCAGGCCGCCCAAGGCCATTGAGTATCGCATGGACGGGAAGTTTCACCGGGTCATCAAGAGGAGCTGGGCATGAGCCGAGGCCGCGCCTTGCAGCACTATGGCAAGCTGGGTGTGGCCAACCTGTCCAGTGAGGTCAAGGCCATCTGGTACAGCCGCCACATCGAGCCAGAGCCGTGCGAGCCGGTGGACACCTACTGGCCGACATGCACCGATCCTGACCTGGTGCTGCGCCAGGACTTTGCCAGGCGTCTGGTGGCCATCACGCCACTGACCGAGATTGAGGAGTGGGCTGTGGCGCTGTGCGTGCTGGACAACTGCACGCTGCGCGAGGCAGGCCAGGAGATGGACCGGACGCAGGAGCGCGTGCGCCAGATTCTGATGAAGGCCATGCGCAAGTTTCGGACGTGCCAGAAAGCACTGACTGGCATGCATTTGTGGGAGTTGGACACCAGGGACATGTCGTACTTCTGGTGGAGGCATGAACAAAGGAGAAAGCATGATTGACGTTGAAGAACACATCAAGCGCGCTGCCGGATGCGAGTCCGTCACGCTGCCTGCAGCCATGTGGCTGGATGCGCTGTGGGAGCTGCAAAGCAGGCGCAGTGATGAAATGCTCACCATCGGGCCGTTCTATTTGAAGCGCTACGACGAGCACAGCTTCTGGCTTGGCCACGAGAGTGGCGAAGGCATGCAGGTGCGTGATCACCGCGTGCTGGATGTGCTCAATGAGCTGTGGAAGGAGTTCTGAGCATGACCACCAGACCACCAGAGCCACAATTCCTGCTTGATTACCGCCAGTGGCTGCAGGCTGGGCCGCCAAAGTGCTGCCACACCTGCGAGCATTTCAGCCAGGAAGGCCACTGCTCTGTCTTTGACATGAGGCCGCCTGACGACTTTGCAGCCACCGTGGATGCCTGCGACAAATGGGAGTTTGCATGTCCGTTTTAATCCCCACCGAGCACGAAGAGCAGCGCGAGCTGGTGCGCTGGTTCCGGCAGACCTGGCCAGACGTTCGCATCTTTGCGATTGCCAATGGTGGGGCGCGCAGCAAGGCCACTGCCGGCCGCCTGAAGGCCGAAGGCGTGTCCTCTGGCGTGCCTGACCTGTTCGTGCCAGCCTGGCGCTTGTGGGTCGAGATGAAGCGCAGCAAAGGTGGCAGCCTCAGCACAGAGCAAAAAGACTGGATCGCATACTTGGAAGGTGTGGGATATTGGGTTATAGTGGGAAAAGGTGCGGATCATGCCAAGCAGCAGATCAGCGCCTTTTTCACCACCAACCAAGGAACCCAATGAGCACTCGCATCTACCTGGTCACCGACACGGAGACCAACAAGCACCGCCTGATCCGCGCTGCCAACCAGGCGCAGGCAATCCGGCATGCTGCACAGACTCGATTTGACATCGAGGTGGCCGGCCAGGACGACCTGGTCAGCCTGCTGACGCATGGCGTGCCTGTAGAGCTGGCCACCGGACAAGCCATCGCCGATATGTTCGAGGAAGCCGCAATGGTCAATGCTGGAGGGACTGACTGATGAAACGCTATGTCGGAACCAAAATCATCCACGCTGTTGATGAGAAGCACAGCGAATCTGGCCGCGAAGGTTACCGCGTGCGATATGCAGATGGCTACGAGTCATGGTCGCCAAAAGAAGCGTTTGAGGATGCCTACCGCGAATGTGATGCCATGACATTTGGCCTGGCGCTTGAGCTTCTCAAAAAAGGCATGCATGTTTGCCGCGCAGGCTGGAATGGCAAAGGCATGTGGCTGGAGTTGCAGCGTCCTGACGAGCACAGCAAGATGACGCTGCCTTACGTCTACCTGAACTACCCTGCAGACGCACAGAATACACCTGGCGCGCGTGTTCCTTGGCTGGCGAGTCAGACCGACATGCTGGCCGAAGACTGGAAAGTGGTGATCTGATGACTGCGCCGACCACTCCCAAGTCGTCGGCCTCGGCCGTCAAGGATCGATACCTGACGATCCGCGTGCCGCCAGAGGTCGAGCTGGCGCTGCGCCGCCAGGCTGACGCAGACACCAGGACGCTGGCCGCCCAGGTGCTGCACTACATCAAGCAGGGGCTGGCCAAGAGCCAGGAGGAGGCTGCTGCATGAAGCTGCGTCCTCGCCTCGCTGTGCAGTGGTTCCCTCGCCGCTGGCCGTACTTCGCCATCGGGTTCGACCGTGGCGAGTTCCACCTGTACCTGTGGATCGTCGAGATCGAGGTCTGGAGGTCGTACTGATGGCTGCCGACAGCCCGAACGACAAGCGCCACATCCTGGTGGCACTGCTGCGGCCTGCACCGACCAGCCTGGCTGCGTGCCAGGTTATCGGTGGGCCGCGGCCTCCATCCATCGCCGTTTTCCTGGACCGTGAGCATGGCACCATCAGCTTGGTGGACGTGGTCGCGCCATGAAGAAGTCAGGCAAGCGCAGGCCGGCTGGCCGGCCGGTGACCTACACGCACTGGGACGAGCTGATGGCCAGCGCCAGCGAGCCGCTGCCGCATGATCACCGCACCTACCAGCTCACGCGCATGTACCAGGGGCTGCACGCCCTGGAGACGGCCGCGGAGCCTGGCAAGGAGGACTGGCGGGTCGTCAGTGATGCCGTCAACATGCTGGAGACCCTGGTGGTCGAGATGCAGGTCTGCGAGGACGCCAGCGGCCTGCTGATGGATGCCATCCGCGGCCTGGCATTGGCCGGCCAGCGCAACAAGCGCGAAGGCAAGCCAATCAGGCTGGATGGGCCTGGCATCCAGGCTGTGCGCACCGTACTGGCCAACTATGCCGAGCTGCTGGACATACTGCCGGCACGCACCATGATCAGGTGCCACCGCCTGACAGAGAAGCGCATCCACGCCATCCTGGATGGTCGCAAGCGGCCGCACGATGTCGAGGTGGTCTAGGGGTTTTCACCTACTTACGTCCATCGTGGGAAATCGTGGTAAGATGTGGCCATCGCAACCAACCAGCAAGGAGCTGACCGTGAACAAAACCCAGAAACGCGAGATCGAGAAGGCACGCGACTTCCACAGCCTCGGCCACCACGAGACGGCCGCACGCATCCTGGCCACTTGCCAGCGCTGCGCTTTGACCAAGCGCGCCCAGCAGGCCATCATTGAGGTGGCGCAGGAGCTGGACCTGATGCGCTTCATGCGCATTGAGAACGGCTGCCTCGTGACCGACTGAAGGAGACCACTATGCAACTCAAGCGCTACCACATCATCCTGGGCCTGATCGGTCTGGTGATCGCAATGGGCATCGTCGGCCAGTCCGACTTCGAGGAGGCCGAGCGCCAGCAGGCCGAATACTGCGAGATGGTCAAGCTGTGGAAGCAGACCAAAGGCCAGGCCGGCTGGCCGGCCTACAACGGTGAAGGCATGTGCCGGTGAGCTGCAACCAGAACTGCCGCCAAGGCAGGGATTGCAACTGCAAGGGATGGCATGTGGTGCCTCTGAACGACCTGCGCGAGCACGAGGCCAATGGCTCGTGCTGGTGCAAGCCTACGCTGGACGACGAAGGATCAGAGCCGATCTGGATTCACAACAGCCTGGACGGCCGTGAGGCTTTCGAGACTGGCGAGCGCAAGCCGTCCTGATTCAGCCCTTGCGCCTGGCGTAGAACAGCGTCCTGTCACCGAACAGGTAGAAGCCAACAGCCGCAGCGAAGTTGTCCACCGCATCGCTCGGCTGCCCGTTCAGCTTGAGCGTGGCCCAGGTGCCCAGCACAATCATAGCCACACCAGGCCGCATGAGCCGCACGATGGCCTCAACCCAGGGATAGGATGGATTGGTGCCGCCTGCATCGTTCATGGCCTTGAACATCTCGATGTCGAGCTGGCGCACCTTGATGTACTCATCGACGTTGGTCGGTTTGTAGCCATCGGTCTGGATATAGCGGCCGATCAGCGACTTGCCCAGGTCCACCACAAGAGGACCGAAAGCCGCCAGGATGGTCATCGGATCAATCACGGGTACTTCCTCCGGTCCAACTCGAAGTGGGGACCGTCAGGGAATCCCTTCCAGTCACCACCCCAGATGATGGCCACGTCCAGTTCCTTGGCTGCCTCTTTCATGGCCTTGGCGATCTTGTGATACAGAGGCCAGTCCCAGCGCACCTCGTCCTCGACCCAAGCGCCAAGATCAACAGCATGGCCTGTGATGTGCCTTCCATTCAGCGTCTGGCTCGCTCCGGCCTCATACAGCGCCTTCTGGCGCTCTGGCGTGCGCAGTCCTTCCAAGACCGTGAAGTCGATGGTGGTGATCTCAATGGCGCGCTCGACGACCTTCACCAGGTCTTCATGCACGCCTTTGAGCCTTTGCCTGGATCGTGCGCCGAGCTTGTACATGGTCAGTGCTTCCAGTAGTTGAGCAGGTAACCCACCACCGCGGAGACGCCAGACACGATGCTCATGCCGAACCACAGGCCGCCCTTGCCCTTGTTGGCCAGGGCCAGCAGCTCCTCGATGTTGCGCTCCAGCTTGTCAACCTTCTTGTCCATCTCCTGGACTTTCTGCCAGAGCACGCCGTACTCAACCAGGTCAATGCCTTCTTGTTGTTCCTGCAGCATCGTGTCCGACTCCATCAAAGACCTTCGCCAGGGGTCATGTAGACCGTCGAGGCACCAGCAGCCGCACCAGAGAAGAACAACCCAGCCGAGAAGCGCAGGATTTCAACAGCGCCAGCCACCAGCGGAACGCTGGGAGCAGGGTTGCCTGCAGTAGCCGCCACAGCGTTGGCCTGGGCCTCGGCAGCGGTCGGACCGTATCCAAGATGCACTGTGTTCAGGCTGGTATTGACGATGCGCATCTGACCTGCCACATGAGCAGAGAACTTCTCGTAGACCGGCACTTGCACGCCAAGCGGAGGTGCGACGGCAGCCGCGATGACTACGGTCTCGCCTTGAGGGTTGAATGCGATTTGAGAATTGGTGGCCATGATTTTTACCTTTCAAGGTGTATGGATTAAATGAGAACCACAATGCGACCAGAGAATGTCTCAGGACCACCAGTCGAGTTTGTGATTTGAAGGTTCGTGCCCGACAGACTGATCGATGTGATGTAAGTCCCACGAGGCTGTGTGCCAAGTTCTGTCACGGAGTAATAGCCACCCTGGTCTCTCTGGCAAAGAATTGTGGCTTTGCCAGCAGACGCTCCACAAACAGTGACCAGACCAGATGCGCCAGCTGGTAGTGCTGTTGCAAGATCGAGGATTGTTCCAGATGCGCCATTGGCTAAAGCAACAGAGAACGAAGAAGAGCCTCTGATGCCTTTTCCAGCTCCACTAAAATTGAGGTTCCCAGTGGTTGCTGTTACTTCGCCGCCCAAAGTGCTCGTGCCTGAAATAGAAAGATTAACGCCGTTCAGATCAG